GAGCTGGCTCTAGCCAAGCAAATTATTGAATCGGTTAGTGAATGAATTAACATGGCTAAAATTGTTTTTTAAAACTCTTAATTAAATAAGAATCATATATTGCCAAAAGTAAACAGCAAACAATAAAATGGATGACCTAATTAATTCACTCTACGCTCGGCTAGAGGCTCATATGGTAGATACACAAAATTCCTATATTGGGAATGCGGATGAAATCCGTGCTGCCATATCCCGCCTAGTTAACTTGGTTCAGCCGGGCGAAACGGTAAATCGCTGTGTGGAATGTAAGGTAGATATGGGTCAAATGAACCCGCGCCAATATTGCGCAAAGACTCATTGTGCCAATGCGCCATTCACAGAATATTAACTCAACTTGCCTTCCCGGTTAATAAAAAATTGTTTTTTGTCATATATCAATAAAAGCCGGTTAATTAAACTATTAGGAAACTAGGCTAGACAATTCACGCTATATAATAACTAACAATGTCACAATCAGAATCCATTCTCGCAGCGAAACCAAAAATGCAAGGGCTAGACGGTCCGATGCTCAATATCCGTGAATTCAATAATATAGTCAATCGCCCTGTGAATCCGCCGCGGTTCATCACAGTAGATGGTCTAATTGGTGCAGGGAAAACAACACTTATTAACCTGCTTATTAAAAAATATACAGGGACCGGGCTACGAGTCCATGCGATTTATGAACCAGTTGATGTTTGGCAGCAGATAGGGGCTCTAGCCGAGTTCTATAAGGATATTCCGGCCAAGTGTTATGAGTTCCAAACATTTGCATTCATTACCCGTGTGCAGCGTGTTATTAACGAGGTAATTGCGAATCCTACCGCGGATGTATACTTGCTAGAGCGTAGTGTGTTTACCGACCGATATATCTTTGTTGAACTACTTCGTGAACTACTAGGACCAATCCGGATGGAAATGTATAAAACATGGTGGAATATGTGGTCATCAATCCTTGATATTAAAATCGCCAAATGGGTCCTCCTGGACACTTCACTCAATGAAAGCCTTAACCGGATTTCCACACGGGCCCGTGGTGAAGAACACGGAATTACTACCGAATACCAGTCTAGTCTATTGGAGAAACATCGCGAATTCTTTAATCAGCTTAAAGCCGCCGGAGAATCGACGTGTGTGATTCCGTCTGAGCTGATGGATGCCAATTTCCGTGAGGAGAACAGTGAGGTATTGGATAATATTGCCAATATGATTATTGCGTCTGCTGATTCTACTAACTAACAGTGATGACAGCTAATCAGACACCTATTTTATGCGTTATTTTTTTTGGTATAAAATAAGTATTTAGATTTAATAATTTCATAGGTTACACACTAGAACTCGGCTAGAGTCCATATTGTATGCACAATGACTGAACCCTTAGAACAAGCGTCTGTAACTATTACACTACAAGAATTTGTTCCAACTAGAAAGTGTGCAATGCGGTCATCCGTAATTATAGGAAAACGCAATACTGGCAAAACTACCCTTATTAAAGACCTTATTTCCAAGACCTGTGTAGAATTCCCACATGGAACTATTATAGCACCTACAGAAAAGCTGTTGTATGAAGGAGTGGTGCCTGTCGAACAACTACATGAATCATATAGTGCGGACAAAGTGATAGAAGTCTTAAAACGTCAAACCAATATTGAAATTGAAGACCGACGGGCATATTTTGTATTGGATAACTGTATGTATGATACCTCATGGACTAAAGACCCGATGTTATTGAGTTTAGTATTATTTACGCAGTCATATCATCTTACGGTGTTCTTGTCTATGGCTTATGCTCTAGCCATGCAACCAACGATGCGTGATAATATTGATTATGTGTTCATATTCAGGGAGCCTATAGAACAAAACCGGAAGCGCCTATATGAGTTCTATGGTGGGCTGTTCCCGAGTTATGACGTTTTCTGTGCAGTTTTGGATGCCTACGCTACCGACCACACTTGTTTAGTGATTGATAATACCAACCATTCCACGCGGCTAGAAGACCGGGTATTTTACTATAAAGCGTCAACATAGTTAGGCAATGTGCGTTTATTTTTTGTGTGTTCGGTATCAATATAAAATAAAATCGCATAATATACTATAATATATAACCCAATTCAATAATCCAGCTTAAAGGATTTCCAAATGGCAATTAATCTTAAGAAATTCGACCCATCCCGTATAGCAAAAGGTAGTGTGGTGGTGCTTATCGGTAAGCGTAATACCGGTAAAAGTTTTATGGTCCGCGACTTACTCTACTATAAACGTGATATCCCAGTAGGGACTGTTATTAGTGCGTCCGAGAGTGCCAATTGCTTCTATGGCGATATGATGCCTAACCTCTTTATTCATGATGCTTTCAACCCGGAAATCGTGAACTCACTAGTAAAGCGTCAGACCCTAGTTGTAAAAAAGTTGAATATGGAAGAAAAGCAGTATGGCCGCAGTAATATTGACCCTTGGGCCTTTCTTATACTCGATGACCTTATGTATGATACATCCTGGTTAAAGGACGAGAAAATCCGTATGTTGTTTATGAATGGCCGGCACTATAAAATCCTATTCTTGATTACTATGCAGTATTCACTGGGTATTCCGCCCGCACTCCGGTCCAATGTGGATTATATATTTATTCTGCGAGAGAATATCGTATCTAACCGTAAGCGGCTTTATGAGCACTATGCCGGTATGTTCCCGACATTTGAGATATTCTGTCAGGTAATGGACCAATGCACAGAGAACTTCGAATGCCTGGTGATTGATAATACCACTAAGTCAAACCGTATTGAAGACATGGTTTATTGGTATAAAGCTGATGACCATGATACATTTAAGATAGGCGCACCGGCATTTTGGGAATACCATAGTAATAACTTCAGTAATTCTGCGACGGAACACGAACCGGATTTAGTGGAAGCCGCCGCTGCCAAACGCAAGAAGAATAGTTTACAGGTGAACGTTAAGAAAACCTACTAATTTCAGGGGTTTAGCCCCCCCGAACCGACATTTCTCCTTCTGATGGCTGCTGGCGCAGCCATCGTAATAAGGGAATATGTTGTTTAGAGAGATTAATTCCATTATTTAGTGTCGGTTTCGGGGGCTAACCCCCCAAGTTTGAGCATGTTAGGTATGTATCCCTATTCATATGTTGTGTCCGCCATTTGGGAATTTATATATTATCTGTTAAATAGCATTTAGACATCTAAAAATTAACAACTAATAACTTAGTTCCCAGATGGCGAAACTCAACCACTCATGGCTACTCATGGCCACTTATGACAATTCCATAATTTAGGATTATTTATTCGTTTTTAAATTTAATAACTTAACCCACGGCTAGACCCTCGCTGTATATACTCCATGACTGATTCAATAACTAGTTCCCTAATCGGTCAAACACCGTTACTTAATGCCAGTGGATGCATGTGTGATACGAAAGCCAAACTCACTGTCCTTCACACCGAGTCTCTAGCCAGTGGCATATGTTCCAAGTCGGCAACACCGAAACATCGCTCTGGAAACCCTGACCCTCGCTACTGGGAATCTCCCGACGGAGCCTTAACCATAAACTCAATGGGGCTACCTAACTTGGGAATCGAATATTATCTAGATTGGTATAAATCACTTGGCCATCCTAAAAAAGGTAGGAAATGGCGATGTGTGAGTCTAGCTGGGCTCACACTAGAAGATAATCTTTCCATGCTTGACCTGATATATGACCCGCTCCATGGATATTATCAGTATATAGACGCTATTGAATGGAATCTGAGCTGTCCCAACCTAAGCGGTCATGGTATCTTAGCATATGACTTCCCGGCCATGGATACATACCTACAACGGCTAGAATCCAATATACTCAAATTGGCATCGTCGCATCTAAACGCAATAATCCATATACTCAAACTTCCACCCTATTTTGAACCACACCACTTTACACAGGTTGCGGCATGCATTCGTAAGTATCCAGTGTTCAGAGCAGTAAATACAGTAAATTCCATACCTAACGGATTAGTAATTGACCCTATTACAGAGACTACAGTTATTTATCCTAAAAATGGCTTCGGTGGGATTGGTGGTTCGGTTATCAAGCCGACGGCTCTAGCCAATGTCCGAGGTCTTTATTTAGCATTTAATAATCAGGATGTGTCGACGACTAGCAACCAGAAAATGATTATAATAGGGACGGGTGGTATCGTAAGTGGGTTAGATGTATTCGAGTTTATACTTTGTGGTGCCGATTTGGTATCTATTGGTTCTCAGTTAATGATTGAGGGTCCGGACTGTTTCGCGCGGATTAACCAGGAACTCACTGAAATCATGCAAGAAAAAGGCTATACCGGACTTGATGACTTTCGAGGCAAACTGAAAACCGCGAATGAGCGCCCCTGAATTAACGAGCTTAAAGCCCGATAGTTAGCCGGAAAATTGTTTTTTAGATAAGTAATCTTGATTATACAATTCGTAATACGATTATCGTTATTTACCATCATTACATTCATTCTATCAATTAATTAATCAAATCCGATAAATCAATAACAGAAAATGACTGAAGCACTCAACT